CTCCCAGCACGCGAATGAACACCAAAGTCCAAAACTGATGAACAGATTGGTTCGCGTCCATTCCTTGCTCCTCAGAAAGCACAACCCAGGCGTACAGATGGAGCAGGATGTTGCAGATGCTATTGAAAAACGTTGTGATCTGGTGTCCAGACACCTCCCCTCCGAGAAACATAATCAATGTTCCGAAGAAATCGACAACAGCAGTGATGTTGTCCGATAAGAGAGTGTCAAGAGCCAGGAGTTCTTCTGAGTTGAATCCACAGTGCCTGGCAACGTCCAAGAACACCTTCTTCGCTCCATTTTGAATCAGTATGGAGAGGATTTTGTCAAAACCTTTGAAATCCCCTGCCATCCAATTGTCGCCAGGAATCTCCTGAGACATCTTGAAGAGATCATCCCATTGTTCAGAATGTGTATTGAGACCTACGGCGTGACGAAAAAGATCTCGCCTCCTGACCATAACTCTCGTCAATCCTGTCGTGAACATTCTCATGACCGTTAGGAAGGCTACCGGGCACATGTAGAAACCTCTTGTCTTCTTAGCCGCTCTCTTGGCAAGAGAAACCATCTCATCCTTCATTTGTGCCGTGAAGACGGGATGAGTACGGATTCCTTTCACGGTGAGTTCGTAAATCTTGGTGATTTCCTCAACAATCTCATCATCATATTTACGATACAAAGCCCAGTCCTCGAAGTTCTCTTCCTCTAAGACATACTTCTGTTTAGGCCCAGGAAAACCATGGCCAGCTGAAGTAGTGAACTTTTGTGCGTCTACATTGGGGACTTGAGGGAAACCGTTCACGGCAACACTGAGAGGAACCACATGAACATCCTCGATGTCTTCACGCGTCAGCCCTTCATTAATGTGCTTGGAGAAAGAGTCACAACACAATCTAAACAGACTCTCCTTCATAGAGTGTGTGGGACACAGGTACTCACGAAGGATATTTTGTTGTGGTTCCAAGGATCCCATATCTGGCGTCGTCAATCTATCTTAAACATCAATCCAACTCGAGGACCCTCATTGAGGAAGTGGTGAGCGAGCATCGTATGACGACCATTCGCTTTCGGTCGCGCTCGAAATCCACGCAACGCTCCGAAGACCACAAGTTGACCTTCCTTGTGGAAGTCAGTGTAGAGTTTGTCCTTCGCAGTTAACTCTGACTGAGCAACAACCCCAACTGGGGTGACAGTGCCTAC